AAGACAGCAATCAGACGGTAAAGCAGAGTTTTGAACTAGAGCTTGCTGGTGCCGGGTCGGGCGACAAGTTGAAGGAGCGGCTGCAGGCTGATCTAGCGATTCAGCAGGATTACAACGAGCAGGCCGCTGACTTGCAGAAGCAGCTCAACGGGGGAGACATCTCCCAAGAGCTGTATGACAAAGAAACCGAGATGCTCAGCGAAGCGCTTGCTGAGCGAATGATCCTCCAGCAGGACTATTACAACCAGCAGGACGAAGCCCAAAACAACTGGCTCGATGGCGTCAGCTCTGCCTGGGAAAACTACCGTGATACGGCCATCGATTACCAGCAGCAAGCCGCTGACGTCACTGCCAGCTTTCTTGAAGGTACAAGCAGCGCGATCTCAGACAACCTGCAAGCGATGGTCCTTGAGAATCAGAGCTTTGGTGATTCCGTTGCGAATGTCGCCGCTTCGATGGCGAAGTCAATTATCGGTGCTCTGGCAGACATGGCCGCGCAATGGTTGGTCTATCAGGCGGTGCAGTTGATCGTCGGGAAGACCACACAAGCTAGCGCCGCGACGACGTTGGCTGCCAACGCAACAGCTATGTCGCTCCAGGCCGGTCTCGCCGCATTCGCTTCCACTGCTGCAATTCCGATTGTTGGACCGTTCGCAGCTCCAGGCGCAATGGCTGCTGCTTTGGCTATCACTGGTCCGCTCGCCGGCGCTGTGGGCGCAGCTGCCCTTGCCGGTATGGCTCACGACGGTATCGATGCTGTCCCAGAAACAGGTACCTGGCTGCTTCAGAAAGGCGAGCGTGTAACCACCGCCGAGACCAGCTCGAAGCTGGACAAGACCCTCAACGATGTTCAGAGCCGGCAATCGAATAGCGGCGGGGTAGTTGTGAATCTCCATGAAGACGCCTCGAAAGCCGGACAGGTTCGAACGAGCACCAACAATGGCCAGACATCTGTCGATGCCTGGGTTGCGAACATCATGAGCGATGGCGAGGCGCACGAAGCCATGGCACAGAAATACGGGCTCAGCACGGTGGGATCATGATCGTATATCCGAAGCAACTCCCGCTCCCGCTATTGGAAGGCTACAAGCTGAGCACCGTCAGCCCGCTGATGCGGACCAAGCTTGAAAACGGCCGGTCCAGACAGCGCCGAAAATTCACAAGCGTTCCGACTGAGCCTTCGCTCAAGTGGATCTTCAACGATCAGGAGGCCGCGTTCTTCGAGGCTTGGTTCGCCCGCATCCTGATGGATGGCACGCTCTGGTTTCTGGCTCCGCTTAAAACCCCGTTGGGGCTCCGAGATTATGAATGCCGATTCACCGACATTTACGACGGCCCCGAGTTGGTGGGGATTGATCATTGGCGTTACTCGGCAACATTGGAGCTCCGTGAGCGTCCGTTGATGGAGCCGGGCTGGGAGAATTTCCCGGACTTCTGGTTCAACAAAAACATCATCGACATGGCGATCAACAGGGAGTGGCCCGAGGCATGAACCCACTCGACATCTGTTATGCATCACCCGGCTCGGAGGTTCTGATACCTACCTTCGAGATTTCCAGCGAGGCCTGGAGCGAATCGATCGTGATTTGTGCCGGGTTTGAAAACCAGACCTGCGGCACAGAGGACGGGCGGGTGCTGACGTTTCTCGCCGGCGGCATCGATGTTTCATATCCGACCAAAGACAACACGGGTAGCCAGTCGGTGACGTTTGCCATCGACGGTGTGACGGGGCAGGCTCAAAACCTGATCAGGCAGGCGATGGATGCTGACGCCATCATCAGGGCAACCCTCAGGCTTTACCTCAGTACAGATCTCAGCCAGCCGGCACAACGGCCTTACTACCTGGTCACCACGGGCGGGAGCTTTGAAGGCGCGACAGTTCGTGTTGATGGTGGGTATTTCAACCTGATCGATACGAACTTCAATCGCGAGACCTTTAACGCGCTCACCGCCCCCTGCATTAAGTACCTCTAACCATGCCATCACGATACCTCACTGCCACCTACCAGGACGGCGGTCGCGAACTGCCGTCTGTGGATTGCTGGGGGCTGACGACCATCGCCAGAACTGAGCTGTACGGACTGCCGGTGCTTTCCCAGTTTGGGGAGGTGACGCGGCAGGGTATCCACGCCTTTCAGCGCTCCTACAAAGCTGAAGTGGTCAGGGCGCTGGAGCGGTGCGATCCGTTCCCTGGCGCGATTGCCGCCACAATGAAGGGCGATATCTGCGCCCATGTTGCGCTGGTGGTGCTGAAGGACGACCGGCTTCAGGTGCTGGAGATCAACCCCGGTAGCGGGGCGCGGATCGTTCGGCTTCAGGAATTCAAAGACAACTACATGACGGTGGTGTTTTATCGTGATCGAGATCTATGCGAACAAGCTTGATCAGGATGTTCTGCGCGAGTATCCGGTAGCAACTGAGACCACGATCGAGCAATGGCTCACCAGAAACGTGAAGGGCTACGAGCGGCGCGATGTGCCGCCGGCGAGCATTGCCGTCAACGGATGTCTTACGAACCCAGCAGATTGGGAAAACGTGACGTTCGGCCCGACGGACTCGGTGAAAATCTGGATCGAGCCGAAAGGTACAGACCCGGTGTCGATCACCATCGCCGCGATCAAAGGCATACAAGCGGTGATGAAACTCATCACGCCGCGGGTCAAGTTGCCGAAAACAGGTAATCCAACTCAGGGGAGTTCGTTATCAGGCGCCAACGCGAAGGCCAACCAGGTCAGGTACGGCGACCCAGTGCGCGAATTGTTTGGAGAGGACGAGATATTTCCCGATTACATCGTCGAGCCGCGTCGCCTATTCAAGGGCCCTAAAGACGAATGGCAATACATGATGCTTTGCGTCACGAAGGGCGAGTGTCAGATCGAGCCGAGTGACATCAAAATCGGTAACACCCCGGTGATCGCGCTGGGGAGCAATGCAACCTACAGGGTTTATGGTCCTGGTGAGGACGTCAGTGCTGAGCCAGCTGCGCAGTGGTGGTATCAGGCAACAGAAGTTGGGGTAACAGCCACAGGGACATCAGGTCTCGATCTGAAGACAACTACCACGGTGCCTCAAGCGCCGAGCGCGCAAGCCTTCCAGTTCAATAATCGACTGATCACCATACCAACCGGTGCCGGTTCGTTTCCTACTGGTTGGGCCATTGGGATGATTATCAGAATTGAGGTCATGTACCAATACGCCGTAATCGCTGGTGGCGGCGTTGGTGGTCGAGATCTAGTTACCGGGCCGCTTGAACAACTTGGTGCCTTCGCCGGCATGCAGATCGAGGTGGTGGGCGCTAATGCCGGGCGCTACCTGGTCAACAGTTACACCCCGGCAGCCGGTGGCAATCCCGCTCAGATGACACTGAACACCACGAGCGGCGCCCCCGTTTCCGGACTTCAGTCAGGTGTCGGCTGGGCTTGTATCGGCTACACAGGACTTCGTTACCGCATTACCGCGGCCAGCACTTCCCAGATCAGCGTGGCACGGCTCACCAGTGCTGGCGTTACAGACAGCGCCTGGCCGGGCTTCGCCATCATCGAAAGCAACTCAGCAGTCCTGGTGCTTGATAATTCGAACCTTGAGGGAGATTGGTCGGGGCCTTATGCACTGTGTCCGCCCGCAGAGAAAACAACGAAATTGTCCTTCACCGTGATGTTCCCAAGTGGATTGGCTGGCGTGACACAAAAGGGTGTAATCGTTCCTTGGTCGGTCACCTATGAATTTCAGTACAGAGATATGGCTGCCGCTGGGGCATGGACGTCGTACGTCGAGACAATCACTCAGTCCACACTCGACCAGATCGGGTTCACACGGGAGCTGTCGATCGGCTCAGCAATTCGCCCAGAGCTTTGCTGCCAAGTCCAACCAGCTACCCGGGCTGGACGACCATCGCAATTTCGGCGGCAGGCGGGGGAAAGCTTTCAAGCCAGAGCGAGAACAAGGTGTCCGTGGTGGCCACTCGCAAACTGCCTGTGTTGGTCGACGGCACCTGGACTACAGAGAATCAAGTCACCCGGGATATTGCCCCGGTCTTCAACTACATGACCAAAGCACCTGGTTATCAGGACGCCGATATCGATCTGGAGGAACTGGTAGCGTTCGACAGTGTGTGCAAGGCGCGCGGCGACAAGTTCGACCTTTCCGTGGATTCGTTCATGACGGTGAAGGAGGGGCTGAACACCGCGCTTGCTGCGGGATTTGCCGAGTTCACCATCAGCCGCGGGCGCTTGCGGCCGGTTCGTGATCAGTTGCGGGAGGGGTTCGACAGCGAGTATTTCCCTGCTGGCACCCAGGGCTACTCGGCTCAGAACCTGACTGGCCCGCTGAAGATCAGCTTCAAATCGCCTGATCCTGCGATGGATCACGACGGCGTCGATGTTGAGTACAAGGATCGCTTCACTCGTCAGATTGAAACCGTGAAGTGCCGGCTACCTGGTCAGCAGGGGCTCAAAGCTGAGAAGGTCAAGGCGATCGGTGTCGGCGACAGGAATCGCGCTTACCGCCTGGGTATGCGCAGGGCGAGCGAAACTCGATATCGGCGCTGGAGCTACTCGTTCGAAACTGAGCTTGACGGCAACAACAGTGATTACCTCGGACTTGCTGGCGTGTCGGATGACACTCCGGGAAGAGGGCAAAGCGCTTTGCTGGTGGGTTTCGTTCCGGTGGCCGGCGCGATCATCCTCGAAAGCTCGGAGCCATTTATCTGGGCCGCTGGCACCGGCCACACGGTAGGCATCCGCCGTCTCGACGGAACGCTCAGCGGGCCTTGGCCAGCGACGCAAGTGAGCGAATACCAATTGAGTATCCCTTCGATTGACTTTGTTCCGGACACCAGTTGGAGCCGCGAACCTCCACATCTGCTGTTCGGTCCGGTGAGCCGAGAGTGTCACCGTGTGCTGGTCAGCAAAGTTTCGCCGAAAGGAAGCGAGAGTGTTTCGGTTCAAGGCTTCAACTACGACGAAAGGGTCTACCTGTACGACGACTCTTCAGCGCCCGACTAAATAATCAATTCCACAAATGGCCCGCCACCGCGCGGG